CTTTAGTGGTCTTACTGGCCCTGCCTGTTATCTTTACTACAACAAGGACACAGGACGAATGGAGGAGACTAGCTGTCCTTTGGAGGTTTCTGATGACTTCTAAACAAAGGGTTATTTCTTGGTTTAGCTGTGGAGCAGCCAGTGCTTTTGCTACTTACTTGTCATATAAAAAGTATCAAAATATAAGCAAATTTGAGGCTATTTACTGTCGAGTTAAAGAAGAACATACAGATAATTTAAGGTTTTTAAAAGAGTACGAAGATAAAGTTAAAATACCTATAAATATAATGGGAGATAGTAACCATGATTATTCAATATTTTCCGTTTTTGAAAAAAGAAAATTTATAAAAGGACAAACAGGCGCTCCGTGTACAATGGTGCTAAAGAAAAATGTAAGAAAAACCTATGAAAGACCGAACGATATTCAGATATTTGGTTATACTGTGGAAGAAACAAGTAGAATAGACAGGTTTATAGATTCTAATAATGATGTACAAGCAGATTTTATTTTAGCTGACCAAGGTTATACGAAAAAAGACTGTCTTGATTTTATTGGAGATATGGGAATAGAGATACCAATTATGTACCGTCTTGGTTATAACAACAATAATTGTGTTGGTTGTGTTAAAGGAGGCATGGGCTATTGGAACAAAATTAGGGTGGACTTTCCTGACGCATTCAATAAGATGGCTAAGTTAGAAAGAAAGTTAGGACATGCCATAAATAAAGATAAGGACGGGCCTGTTTACCTTGATGTATTAAACCCAAATAGAGGACGCTTTAAAACAGATATGCCAAGTGATTGTGGGTTTACTTGTGAGTGGAAAGTCTAATGCTTTGGTTTGACATTGAAACTGACGGTCTAAAACCCACTGAGATATTCTGTGTTGGTTGTATTGTTGATAATCAGGAAGCAGTTATTATCAAAGAACCAGAGGACTTTAGGGTGTTACTGTCCAACCTAAAGGATAAGCACATTGTAGGCCATAATTCTATTGCTTTTGATGTTCCTGTCTTGGAGAGATTGTGGAAGATAGATTTCTCTGGGTTTAAGCATAGTGATACGTTGGTCTTATCCAGACTTGCTTGTCCCAACAGGGAAGGTGGACACTCTTTAAGGAACTGGGGAGATATCCTTGGCGGCCCTAAAGGAGAGCATTCTGATTGGTCTATGCTTACACCAGAGATGGAAGAATATTGCATACAGGACGTTAGGGTTACTAAGGCAGCATATAATGAACTTGTTAAAGAGCTACGGTTTTTTTCTGATGAGTCTATTTCTTTAGAGCATCAGACACAAAAGATAATAGCTAAACAGATTAGTAATGGTTGGTTGTTTGACCAAGAGAAAGCCTTTATCTTATTGGCTGAACTAAAGGAGAAGAAAAATGAATTAGAGGAAAAGGTACAGAAAAGTTTTAAACCCTTACCTACTTTTGTTAAACAAGTAACACCGAAGATTAAGAAGGACGGCACTAAGTCCATAGTGGGCCTAAAGTTCTTAGGTGATTCATGGGAAACCGCAGAAGGTTGGTTTTCTAGGATTGATTGGGAACCTTTTAATCTAGGATCAAGACAACAGATAGGAAGACACCTACAGTATTTCGGTTGGCAACCAGAGATGTTTACCGAGAAAGGACACCCCATAGTAGATGAGAAAGTATTGCAGGAAGTTAAGGGTATTCCAGAAGTCAGCATGATAGCTGAATACTTGATGTTGCAGAAACGTGTAGCACAGGTTAGCTCTTGGTTGGATTCTGTGGACAGTGAAGACAGTAGGATTAGAGGGTATGTTAACTCTAACGGTGCTGTTACTGGTAGAATGACACATTCATCCCCCAACACTGCCCAAGTTCCTGCCGTATATTCGCCTTATGGAGAACAGTGTAGGGCGTGTTGGTCTGTACCTAAAGGTTACTCTCTTGTGGGTGTAGATGCTTCAGGTTTAGAGCTTAGAATGTTAGCACACTACATGAAAAGTGAGGAATACACAAATGAAATACTCAACGGAGACATACATACTACAAACCAAAATCTTGCAGGACTTAGAACAAGAGATCAAGCTAAAACTTTTATTTATGCTTTCTTATATGGGGCCGGAAATGCTAAAATTGGAAGCCTCTTTGGAGGAAACAGTAGCGATGGTAAACGACTTAAAGAAAGATTCCTCGAAAATACGCCATCACTTAATGAGCTACGAAAACGAGTTACAGGAAAGGCTAGTGGAGGTTATATTCAGGGATTGGATGGGAGAAGGGTCAGTATACGATCAGAACACAGTGCATTAAATACATTGTTACAATCAGCAGGGGCCATAGTAATGAAGAAATCCTTATGTCTTTTGGATGAGTACGCAAAACTATGGAAAATTGAATATAAAATTGTAGGGAACATACATGATGAAATCCAATCAGAAGTTAAACAGGAGATGGCACAGAAATTTGGCTACTTGGCGACTGAATGTATTAAAGCAGCAGGAGAATACTACAAGCTCGGATGTCCACTTGCAGGAGAATACAAAGTTGGAGCTAACTGGGCAGAAACTCACTAATAACCACCCATTAGGGTCGAGAAAGGGTGAGCTTTCTGAGCTTATGGCTACTACCTGGTTTTGGGATAGAGGGTGGGAAGTTTTTAGAAACTCAAGCTCAACTGGCCCTATTGATTTAATTGTATTAAAGGATGGTGAGCTTATCCTTATAGACGTAAAGACACGGTTTGAAAATAAGCGTTCGGGCTATGGTAGAACAGAAAGACAGAAAGAACTGGGTGTCTGTATGTTTCAAGTAGACTTGGAAACAAATACGTGTTCTTTTGTGAGGCATAAAGAATGAAAAAAATATATACGGTAGTTGAAGATATTTATAAACTCATGGAGACTAAGGATGCTGACAGTTCTGTAGATGTTGAAGCTGAGATAGAGAAATTTGGGGAGTCCGTCAAGGCTCTAATGCGAAAGGAGTTTGGCAGAGAAAAGAGACAGGATAATAGGAAACTTAGATTATCAAACATAGGTAAGACTGATAAGTTCCTCTGGAATCACTTTAATGGTACAAAGAAAGAAGTTATCAGGCCCAACACCTACGTTAAGTTTATGTACGGCCATTTGGTTGAGGAGATGTTGTTATTCTTTACCCGTATGGCAGGACATAGTGTTACTGACGAACAAAAGAGATGTGAAGTAGAAGGTGTACAAGGAAGTATGGACTGTAAGATAGACGGTATTGTTACTGATGTAAAATCCGCTAGTTCCTTTGGCTTTAAGAAGTTTAAGGACGGAACCTTGGCTATGGATGATCCCTTTGGTTATTTGGATCAGATAAAAGCCTATGCCCATTCAGAAGGAGAAACAGAGTTTGGGTGGTTAGCTATGGATAAAGTAAATGGAACCTTAACTTACCTAAAGTATGACCTAAAGGATACTCAAGCACCCATTTATGACTACATAAAGGGAGACATAAGGGATAGAGTTAAGCATGTAAAAAGAATAGTAGAAAACCCAGTAGAACCCGAAAAGGTATGTTTTGATCCTGTACCGGATGGTAAGTCAGGAAACTTAAAACTACAAGCAGGGTGTTCTTATTGTCAGTTTAAAGCACATTGCTATCCTGACCTAAGAGCATTTGCATATTCAGGTGGGCCTAGATTCTTTAGTCATGTTGAGTTTGAACCTAAAGTTATGGAGATATCCCTTGAGCCAACAGTATAGATCAGGGTTAGAAAAACAAGTTGCTTTACAGTTAAAGAAGCCGGACTATCTTTACGAACCGTATAGATTACCCTATGTTACCTATAGGCACTACGTTCCAGACTTTGTACATGAAAAGAAAAAGATATTAATAGAGTGTAAGGGATTCTTTAGGGCAGGAGACATACAGAAATACAAGGCAATAAGAGACTCCCTAAAGGACGAAGGGTGGGAGCTTGTGTTTATTTTGTCCAGTAAGAAGAAAAAAATTAGGAAAAATAGTAAGACAACTATGGAAGAATGGTGTGCAAAGGAAGGCTTTTTATGCTATACTGCAAATACAATTTCAGAATTACACAAGTACATCAAGGATAAGAAACCATGTCTCTAACTTTTGAGGAATTAAAGGAAGCCATAACAGAGGAATACGATGTTACTTTGGTTTGTGAAGCTCTTGATATTTCTGTAGAGGATATACTTGTTGCTTTTGAAGATAGGCTAATGATGTGTGTAGATAAATTTATGGAGGACTATAGAAATGACGAGTTTGAATGATGTTACTCCCGAAGAATGGGATAGAGTAACAAGAAATAAAGCCAGAGATGAGATGACAAAAGCAAATATTAAACATAAACATATCTCTAATTTAGAAGAAAAGAGTGATTCAGTAAACAGACCCAAGCACTATAACATGGGTGGTGTTGAGTGCATAGAAGCAATAAAGGCCAGTATGACTACATTAGAGTTTCAAGGATACTGTAAAGGTAACCTTATGAAATATGTTTGGAGATATAACTATAAGATGAAACCCTTAGAGGATTTACAGAAAGCATCGGTTTACTTAAACAAACTTATTGAGGAAGTACAGTAATGGAAATGGATCAGTATCAGGAGTTTATACACAAGAGTCGTTACGCTAGGTGGCTACCAGAAAAAGGACGTAGAGAGGCGTGGCATGAAACAGTTAATCGTTATGTAGACTTTTGGAAAAACCGTGGACAGATAGATGATAAAGTAGCCTTAGAGTTATTTAATGCTATATTTAACCTAGAAGTTATGCCCAGTATGAGATGTCTAATGACCGCAGGTAAGGCGTTAGACTTAGACAATGTAGCAGGGTTTAATTGTAGCTATCTACACATAGACCACCCTAGAAGTTTTGATGAACTAATGTATGTTCTTATGTGCGGTACTGGCGTAGGCTTTAGTGTAGAAAGAAAGTTCATTAATAAACTTCCTGATATTGCTGAGACTTTCCACAATACTGATACCACTATAGTTGTAGCAGACAGTAAGATTGGTTGGGCTTCTGCCTTTAGGGAGCTAATTAGTTT